CTAAGGTAGCGGGAGTAACTGCCCGGCTAGGATCAGTTCCGAGATTGACTTCAGCCTGAGTGGCTAGCTCAATAACGCCTTCCTGCCCCGTAGTGGAAAGATAAGCGCCGATAGTTCTAGAAGTTGTTAAATCACCTAAGCCAGAGGGATCTATACCGAATCCAGCAGAAAGAATTACAGTAGAATGACTGACATTCCTGACATCAGTCGTATCAAGATTGATTGTTCTATTAGCCGTTAGATTCCCTAGTCCAGTGGCACTGATACCCGTACCACCACTGAGTGAAACTAAGGCATGATCAGTGTTCCGAGTATTAGTGGTATCAAGATTGATTGTTCTGCTAGCTGAAATGTCACCAAGACCAGTTGCACTCATACCCGTACCCGCAGAAAGAATGACAGAGCCATGATCTACGTTCCGTCCACTTCCCGTATCAAGGGCCACTTGAGTTGCCGTAACAGTTATGCCAACTCCACCTCCAACGTCTAGCGTGATATCTGAGCCTAGATTCCCAGTACCCGTTAGTCCCGCTCCTCCTATAATTTGACGGGTGTTTGGAGGAACATTCAAACTCGCTTGAGCTGCTGCGGGAGTTATTCCTCCTGTGCCACCCTGAACTACGGGAATGGGAAAGGATAGCGAGATACTGGTAGCGGCATTAACTATATTAGTCCCGTCACAGTAAAGAATGTAAGCTTCTCCCTGAGGAACAAGCTCCCCCGTACCTGCCGCAGTCTTAAGGGTCAGACTAAAGGCCCCCGTGGTTTGATTGCTGATCCAATACTCTTTCGTGATATTGGATGTTTCAACTACTCGATTGCCCGTGATAGCTCCAATGAAACGTATAGCGGTGTAAGCTGCCTCAGTAGTATTAAGTATTCTTGTTCCTCCCGGCCCAGCAACATCAATTATCAGAAAAGTGAAAGTAGAGACGGAAGATGATGAGAAGCCCACGGTGTAGTAGGATGTTCCATCAAAGAAGAAGATGGCAGACTCCGTGGGCTGAACAACTTTAGTAGTCAAACCATCAATGGGATCAGAGTCGGAGGTCTGCATCGTGATAGCATCATTCGAGTTATTTCTCAGGAAGATGAAGTAACCAGCAGAGTTGAGAACGGCCGTTGGTAGAAGCAGAGTACCGGCAACCCCAGTATATAGAATAAGCTTAGCCCTATCAGCCAGATTGATAAGAGTACCCGGGACGCTGATGGTCCGAGTCTCAGCTTCCTGATCTAGGAGAACGCCGCTCGCTCTCAAACCAGCTCCAGCCAAAGCCGAGGCATTAGCTACAGAGACAGTGGCTCCGAGTTGGAAAGTTCTCCATAGTCCTGAAGGAGTGGTATTGTCATATAGATAAACAACCCAAGCCTCACCAGGTTGGATGGTGATAATACTCCCAAGAGTTACTGTTCTAACTTCTACCGCATTGGCGCCTACGTTAGTAAAGACGGATTGAATACCATTTGAAGCTGAGCTGGCGCTTGGCATGTTGATGTTCAGTCCGCCGACCGTAGCGCTGACATCAATGATGCTGGCTACAACGTCCATCCCGGCTATCTGCTGTTCTATGGGCCATTGAAGATCTACATCAACTGCCATAGTCAAGGCAAGATAGGTTTGCCCTGAGGGGTAGAGGGTCTCTCCACCAAATACTTCTGAGTAACTCATTTAAGCCTCCTGTCTCGTAACTGATCGGTCAATGATCTTCTGTATGTCTTCACCATTGAGTAGTGATAGCTCTCTCTCATATATCTTTTCCCAGACGGGAATTCTTTCATCAGTCTTCAAGAAACCACTAGCTTGAAGGAGAGAGCCATGAAGTAATGCGCCCGGAGCATAGTCAGTAAGCCAATTAGTCTGATTGACAAGGTCCAGCAACGGAGGCATCTCATAGTAGAGTATTTCTAGAGGATAGGCAACATCGGGTGTTGGAGCTATCAACCAGTTCTCATAATTATAGTCAGCATAGAACTTCGGTTGACCTGTTAGATTCTCGTCCGGCCAATAGGTTCTCAAGTATTCATAAGAACGTGGATAGATTGAAGTTCTAACTTGATCAACGCCTACACCGAAGTTCATACTGACAGTATCTCTCCAGCGATCGGGTTTGGCATAGACTGATTGACCAATGCCCATAACAGTTGTTACAACATTGATGAATCCCTGTATCTTAAGAGCGCGGGCTATATCTCGCTCAGCTAGATTGATTAATCTTGGAAGCTGAGCAAAGACGGTAGTATCTACAACTGTCCCTCTCTCCAGGTAGGCTTGAAGATCGGTAATAAGTGAATTGAATGTCAGTGTCTCAGCCATGATGCTTTACTCTTTGATGATTTTAGGAGCGGGGGCTGCTTTCTTGGCTTGGATCTTCGTCTTAGTCTCAGCAACTTTTTCTACAGCTGCCTGAGCACGAGATCGAAGAGCGCTCCACTCCTCATGGGTAGGAGCACGAGAGCTGTTTGCCATTTCTTTAATCATCCCGGCAAAGAGTTTCAGCTCTTCATCCGCCTTAGCTCCTTGAGAAACGAGGCTAGCTAGTATACCCAGCAAACTGGAGGCTTCACCAAGAGGAATGTTACTTCCCCCATTAATCTTGGGATTGTTGAGAACGGTGGCAAAGGCGTTGAGTATTTCAACTATAAGTAAAGGACCCATGTTATGTTGCTCCTTGGATTGCAGATATGAGATTTTGAATGAGAGGCATCGCTTTTTCTACCCAGCTATTTAAGTTCTGACTGGCAATAAGTACTCTCTCCTCAGTTGTCTGTCCTTGATCGAGGAGAGCTTTAGCTGCCTCATACTCAGACATGGCATTGAAGAGTTCACCTGTTACCGTAGTGGATGTCTCAACCGCGGCAATGATGCGCAGCTTGTTGTCATCAGAGAGGGCAGGTGAATCCATAAGTTCTGCCGCTCGCTCGACAAAGATGACGTAAGTGCCATAGGCCGCAAAGGCTCTCTGCTCAGTAGTCTCAGCAGCTCTCATGGGATCGAGAATGGAACATGCCTGAAGTACCAATACAGATAGCGCGAATACTACCCATGTGGTGTAAGTGCGTTGATGAGTATTCATTTTTGCTTAACTCCTAAAGTGACCTTGTCACGTGGAAGAAGGTAACTCATGATGGCAATGAAGCCACCAGAGAGCAGAGACTCAAATCCCATTGGAGCGGTAGCCATTAGGTCTGGAGCAAAATACCCCAGAAGCCAGATAACAACTGCTGCAAAGAGAGCGGCGACTGATACAGTTTGTACATTGGTGTTTTGGTTCATCTTACTTTACTCCTTTCTTTCATTACAAATTTCAATTAAGGACATATTGCGATACCAATGAGGCTGACCTGTAGCCCATTCATACTTCCCATACTCAATGGATAGCTGCTGTCTATATTCCACCCTTCTGGATGGAGAGGTGGTGGGATCACAGAGCTGATCAAGAGCATAGGGTATGTTTCTCAAAGACCAGTTCTTGGCGCTCAGTTTGGCGTCATCCAATAGAGGCTTGATTAGGCGATTAGATTCCTCTACCGTCACAGGCTCGTAGTGGTCGGGTAGCTCGTGCTTACGCTCCCAGGCCCAGACCAAAGCTATCGCTACTAGGACTATTGGTCCCCAGGAGTTAATAGCATGAGTGAAATTCATTATAGGTTTACCTTATCTGATATCTTCTGACCCGTGTCCTTCACGTAATCTAGAAGACCTATTATCATTTGACATCTAGCACAGACTCGTGGCTGGCAATCTAAGCTAGCTCCAACACAATACACAGAAGCGAAGACCACAAGCGCTAGACTTATAAAGGTCCATTCACCTAGGTGTGGTGCTCTCATCCGAGTCTCATCCTCTCGGCCAGATGGTCAGCTCTAATTCCTACTTGAGTTGCCCATTTACTATCTAACATTTCAGCAGCAGCCTTCTCATAGGCAGAGGCTCTAATAAAGTTCAAGGTATTGCGGAACTTACGTAGGCCCTTGATGCCTAGATTGTACGCCATCTCGATCAGTATGTCTCTTCTTGCCGAGGAGATGTGACTAATGCCTTCTATAGCATCAACTTCAGCAGCATTCTCCTCTAACTTCTTCAACATCCATTGACTAGCCAACTCTTTAGTGATTTCTAGCACTTGAAGGTTAGTACCGTAGCCAATTGTCCAGATACCTTCTGAATCCTGATAGGCGTTAGCTCTGAAGCCTTCATGATGCATGACTGATTCTAGTAATTCTTCGCTTAACATCTCTAACTCTCCACTCATGGGGGAATAATTAAGGGCTCTTCTTCAGGTTCGGGTCCAACGATGAGCTCTTCATCGGGTCGGGTGAAGGATAATGCAATCTTTTCGGTCTTTCTAGCCGGAAGACGATAGGGATCATACTCATCGGCATCATCTACACAGACCTTCAGGCCAGGTGAATTAGGATCAGAGATCAATTCGAGTATCGGAAATGTCCGCTGGCATCTAGCACAGACTCCAAGCCCGAATGAAGTGTGATCACTTACATCTACATATTTACTCATGCTGTATAAGGCCTTATCATAACCACGAAGGAAGCATCTGATCCATCACTCTCTCCATCCCACGCCTTCCTCATAGCGACATCCGCCTCAGTTGAGACGACTGGGAGAAGATTGAGATCTGCTTCTTTGATCTCAGTTATTAACATCTTACTTAATTCATAAACTACGGCTAAGTACCATCGTTGAGGTAGCTCTAGCTCTTGAGTCAAAGTACCAACATCTTGAATCTGTCTCTGGCGATAGATAACAGCCTGTGCCCACTTGTGAGCGTCATCAGGAGCGGGCCATAATGTAACGACTGGATTGACTCTTTGACGATCATACCAATATTGCGTGGGTCTACCTCGGTTATTCTTCGTTGGTAGATTGGCATAGTCATTCCTGTTGATCTGGGCCAGATTGATCTCCGTGGGGTTGGTTTGAATTACTATAGCCCCGACTGACATGACAGTGACAGGATCTAGCGCTCGTAGTCTGAAGAAACTGGCTGCATCAGGAGTTCCCTCAGCATCAATCCATATCCATTGATTGAATTCAACGGCCAGGTCTATGTACTGATTGGTCTTATTAGGAGGACCGACAGAACTCCAAGCTATCCCATCTGTAGAGACTTCCCAGATAAAGGACCAGGTTCCAGTTAGGCCGCGCCAAAAGAATCCAAAGGTGTATGGGGATATGTCAGAGTCTGTCTGAAGCCCTGCCCATCCCAGAGGAGCTACTTGAGTATAGGTACTGGAGAGAGCGTCATCAAAGGCCTCGGTAGGTAATGCTTCACCGGCTGAAGCTAGAAGAGTATCTGAGATTTGTCTTGTTCCAGTTCTTAGGGTGATATCAAGAACCTCTATAGTACCAACAGGGGTCAAAAGCGATTGCTCTCCACGATAAAGACCTAGGATGTTCTTCTCAATATTCCAGAGCTTGATCCCATCAGACGATAGACCAGAAAGAATGAGATAGAGTAAGTCCTGTGCTACTTCTACATATTCTGAAGTTATCTGAGCGGGTACCATCCGCATCTTGCGAAAGGCATGCTCTATTACTTTGCGTGTCTCAAAGACTGTAGTTGAGACGGTACCTGACGTAGCCATGAATTCTACTCCTGAACATTATTGTTACAGACTTCTCATTCAGAAGTAGATGAAAGATTCTCATTAGCCCATCACGCCAGCTTGGACTAGTTTCAATGTAGCAGTGCCAGCACCAGCGACGATAGTCAATCTGACTCCGCGAGGGGGCTGAGCATAGTTGCCATCAGCATTCGACGATAGACCAGCCAATGTGGGGTGATCAAACCAGGTAGCTGTGGCTGGGTTGAAAGCGACATCCCAGATGTCATCAAAGGTATGTTGAACAGCGCAATCAGTTACGACTCCAGGTCCAATTATTACGCCCATGCCAATGGCAGTGGTCTGATAGATATCAACTGGAATGACAGTACTACTGCCAGGGCCAGTGACGGATACGGTTACGGGTCTCATCGGTACCACCTCTCTCCAACGGATAACATGTAATCAACAAAAATAGTCATAGTGCCTGCAGCTGTTCCCTTCATCGCCACAAATGGAGCTATTGGGCCTAGAAGAGGGAAGGCTGGGAATTTTATCTCAGTCGTATCTTGCCAGTA